TTTATGGCGTAACGACATATCTCACACCATCTGGCACAACAGCCCTTGTGCTACTGCCAAACGCTGCATCTTCTGGCTTGGTCTACAAAATCAACCAAATTGTTGCGGCTAACGTCAACGGTGCTGCTGCTGTGGATTGCACTGTGTCGATCTACACTAACGGTGCTGTAGCTCAAGGCTCTGCACCTTCTGGTGGTACGGCTTTCCCAATTGTGTCTACAGTATCTGTCCCTGCTGATGCTTCACTGATTGTGGTTGACAAGACCACGGCGGTGTACTTGATGGAGGGCACATCTATTGTTGTGACTTCTGGTACAGCCAGTGGCATCACATACAGCATCTCTTACGAATCAATTGCAAGCTAAGGGGTAGTTCATGTCCAATCGCTACAAAGGCGGGGTTATTTCTGCGACTCCACCCACAACTACGGGTGGTGATACAGGCACTGCGTCTGGAGCATGGACATTAGAGCAACAGATGCAAGCTCAAGCTGCTGGTTTGTGGCCTAGCCCACCACCACCGCTTTACATTGAGGATGTGTTCTCGACTTATCTTTACACCGGGAATGGATCATCACAAACCATCACCAACGGCATTAATTTGTCGGGTAAGGGTGGGATGGTGTGGGTGAAAGCGCGAGACGGTGCAATTCCCGGAAACATTTTTGATACCGTTAGAAATGACGGATATTTAGTAACATCCACCACAAGTGCTGTAAATTCTGCTGGCGGAGGAGCGCCTCCTACAAGTGGTATTTACCCTTTCAACAGTAACGGCTTTACCTTTGCTGATGGTCTTGCATACTGGAACCTTGGTTCATACACTTACGCCTCATGGACATTCCGCAAGCAGCCGAAATTTTTCGATTGCGTGACGTATACGGGAACGGGTAGCAATACTGGAAATAATATTGCGCATTCACTTGGAAGTCTGCCGGGATTTCTTATTTTTAAGGCAACTTCAACCACAAGCGACTGGTGCTGTTTAGCGCAAAATAGCAGTGGCAATTACGAGGTTCTTCAATTAAACACAACCTCATCGTCTTTTGGTGCATACAGCCCGACAACTTCTCAAGTAACAACCACCACTTTTAACCCCGGAAGAATTTGGGGTAACTCTGCAAACGCATCTGGGCAAACATATGTGGCGTATTTGTTTGCAAGCAACGCAGGAGGCTTTGGCCTAGCAGGGACGGACAATGTGATTTCGTGTGGGAGTTACGCAGGGAGCGGCGCTGCCCAAGACATTAGCCTTGGGTATGAAGCTCAATGGGTGCTTGTTAAGAACGTAACAACTGCTGGATGGGATTGGTATGTAATTGACAACATGCGCGGTTTTGTTGCTACGCCAGCATCACCAAATTTCACAAAAACCTTGTCGCCAAACACGTCTGGAGCTGAGTCCGACCAAACAGCCATTTCTCCTACGGCAACAGGCTTTCGCCTAAATACTGGGGCGGGTGCGTTTAATGCTTCGGGCAACACCTACATCTACATAACCATTCGCCGTGGTCCTATGAAGACTCCTACAGATGGCAATAAAGTGTTGGCGGTAGACATTTCAAACACCACCGGCTCTGCAACAAACCCAGAATTTGTATCAAACTTTCCAGTTGATATGTATTTCTTGGCTAACCGAGCAAACATTGGTGGAGTAGATAAGTGGTATTGGTTAGATCGTTTGCGTGGAGATGTGTTAGTAAACAGCGTAAACACTTCCGCCGAAAGTTCATTTTCTGTAGCTGGCTTTGCGTTTAACACAGGCGTATTTAACACGCCTATTAGTACAGACTACTACGCCACAATGTTCCGCCGCTCTCCGGGCTTCATGGATGTGGTTTGCTATACAGGGACGGGAAGCGCCACAACCGTAACGCACAACTTGGGTGCAGTGCCTGAGTTGATGATTGTTAAGTCGAGAAGTGGAACTACTGCTTGGAGAGTCTACAGCAGCGCTTTACTTGCCACTCAGTTTTTAGAGTTAAATAGCACAGCAGCGGCTGCATCTTCAACTGCATTGTGGAATAGCAGACGACCTAGTTCGTCTGTATTTACAGTTGGTTCTTCTACATCTGTAAACGGTTCTAGTACCACATACGTTTCCTACCTCTTTGCTTCAGCACCGGGGGTTAGCAAGGTTGGCTCCTACACAGGTACAGGCGCAGCACAGACCATAAACTGTGGCTTTACAGGTGGTGCAAGGTTTGTTCTTATCAAACGCACTGACAGTACTGGTGATTGGTATGTTTGGGATTCAACTCGTGGCATCATCCCGTCAAACGACCCTTACCTTTTGCTCAACAGCACAGCCGCTGAAGTGACGGGTACTGATTACGTTGATACAACAAGCGTGGGCTTTGAGATCACAAGCACAGCGCCAGCGGCTATCAATGCCAGCGGTGGAACCTTCATTTTCCTTGCTATTGCATAAGGACAGAACATGAGCGAACGCTTCCCCGGTGGGATCATCTCCAAAACAGCACCAGTACCCACTGGTCCTTATGAAAACGGTACTGCACCCGGTGTGTGGACACTTGACCAACAAGCTGCCTTTGTCAAACAAGGTATCTGGCCTATTGCAGGGCTTGTGCCTAACTACATCGAAGACGTATTCAGCACTTGGCTGTACACAGGCAATGGCTCTACTCAGACGATCACCAACGGGATTGATCTGGCGGGTAAGGGTGGGTTGGTTTGGCTAAAAAGTCGTGTGGCAACAACCGCAGGCGGTGGTTCGGCATTCAATCAGTTATTTGACAGCTCCCGTGGGCAGAGTAGTGGGTTTTATATTCCGCTTTACTCAAATACAACAGACTCACAAGGCCTGTACCCCGGCTCTCTTTACGGTGGAATTAACAATTTCGGGGCAACTGGTTTTACGTTAGAACCCGGAATTTTTTCCGATCCTTACGGAAATGAAGCGACTAAGACCTACGCCTCATGGACATTCCGTGAGCAGCCGAAGTTCTTTGATGTGGTGACGTATACGGGTACGGGTTCTGTTCAAAATATTGCTCACAACTTAGGTAGCACACCCGGTTGCATAATCGTAAAAGATATAACGACTGGATTAAATTGGTACGTTTATCACCAATCAACGGGTGCAACACAATATTTGCGTCTTAACTCTACTGATGCAACAACTACTTTTTCTGGTGCATGGAATGACACAGCGCCAACATCGACAGTCTTTACAGTTGGTACTAACGCAAACGTAAACAATTCTGGTGATACCTACGTGGCATACGTGTTCGCCCACAACGCCGGAGGCTTTGGCCTGACTGGTACGGACAATGTGATTTCGTGCGGGTCTTTTACGACTGATGGTAGTGGTAACGCTACTGTGAACCTTGGGTATGAACCTCAGTGGGTTATGTACAAGAGGGCGGATGGAGCTGGCAGTTGGGCAATGTTTGACAATATGCGAGGCATGACTGTTAACACAACCAACGGTGATGCCATTTTGTTTGCCAATTTAGCAGACGCAGAGTCAACCGTTGATTGGATTCAACCAACATCCACAGGTTTCAACCCATACAACATTGCTTGGAACGCCACCTACATCTACATCGCCATCCGCCGTGGCCCGATGAAAGTGCCTACGGATGGGACTAAGGTGTTTAGTCCAAACTTGTCTAATGCAGTTAGTGGCACTGCTGTAACAACGGGATTTCCGTTAGACCTTCAGATTGTTGGATGCCGACCAAACTATGGGCTTTCTGTCAGCAATGCTTTTATGGATCGGCTTCGTGGTGTTAGTACAACTTCTACGCAAGTTGGAAACTTCTTGGCGGCTACAAGCACTGATGCTGAAGTCACTAATGCTTCTACGTTTAGAACTTTAGGATGGGGTAACACTGGGTACAACCAAGACACTTATTTATCGGGTGCAGGAGCTGGTATTTACTGGAATTTCCGCCGTGCCCCCGGCTTCTTTGATGAGGTTTGCTATACGGGGACGGGCAGTGCTAGGACCGTGACGCATAACCTGACGGTTGCGCCTGAGTTAATGATTTTGAAAACTAGAACTGGTTCAGGTTCGGAATGGCCTGTTTATGTGGCCCCGCTTGGAGCTACGAAAGGTCTTTATTTGGGTCCATATAGTGACCCTGCAATTACAACAAGTGCATACTGGAACGACACAGCGCCTACAAGTTCTGTATTTACTGTTGGCAGTGGTTCTGCATCAAATTTCTCTGGGGGAAATTTTGTTGCCTACTTATTTGCAACGTGTGCTGGTGTTTCCAAAGTTGGCAGTTACACAGGTACTGGAACGACCCTACAAGTTAACTGTGGTTTCACAACAGGCGCTCGTTTTGTTCTTATCAAGCGTACTGATGCTTCAGGTGACTGGTATGTCTGGGACTCTGCCCGTGGCATTGTTGCTGGTAACGACCCATACTTGTTGCTCAACAGCACAGCCGCTGAAGTCACATCGACCGACTATGTTGACACCTACAGTGCTGGTTTTGAGATCAGCAGCACAGCACCAGCAGCAATCAATGCTTCAGGTGGCAATTACATCTTCTTGGCAATCGCCTAAAGGACTTATATGCAAATTCGAACAAATGACGGTCAAGTAATGTACGAGGCTGAGTTCCGTACACACATCAAAGCCAACGGTGGCCCATCATGGGATACAACAACTTCTGAAGTCCTAGAGGCTTTGGGTGCTGCTGTGGTCTTTGAAGGCCCACAAGCAACAGGCGGTACGGTCTATCAATTCTCTATGCCTAACGGCGTTGAGCAGATTGATGGCAAGTGGTACACCAAGTACATCCTTGGCCCTGTCTTTACAGACGGTGAAACAACTGCTGCTGAACAGGAAGCTGCTTACAAAGCCATGAAAGATGCTGAACAGGCTAAGTCTGTACGCACTCAGCGTGGTGAGAAGCTAAAGGAATGCGACTGGACACAAGTAGCTGACGCTCTGCTGGACGCTCCTGTAGACAAAGCTGCATGGGCTACATACCGTCAGGCACTGCGTGATGTGACTAGTCAGACAGGCTTTCCTTGGACAATTAACTGGCCTACACAGCCAAATGAGGAGACAGAAGATGCCGCTTAAAAAAGGTAAATCAGATAAGACCATCAGTGAGAACATCTCTATGATGGTTAAAGAAGGTAAGCCACAGAAACAAGCTGTTGCTATTGCTCTTTCCGAAGCTGGTAAAGATAAGCCAGCTAAGAAGCCTAAAAAGCCTCGTAAAAATACTGCTTGACTTTAACGTCCAACTGTGATAAAATAGTGTATATAACTAAAGGATATAAGGATGGCTTCAACCTATCTACAACTGGTTAACAACGTACTCACAAGGTTGCGGGAGACTGAGGTATCCTCGGTTCAAGACACTCCTTATAGTTCCTTGATTGGTATATTCGTTAACGATGCTAAGCGTGAGGTGGAGGATGCGTATGAGTGGAATGGTTTAAGTACTACCATCGTCATCCCTACCGTGGCTGGTCAGCGTAACTACACTCTCTCAGGCTCAGGCGAACGCTTCAAGACAGGGGATGTGATTAATGACACAGAGGATGTTCCTATGCGTCAAGCTGCACAGACATGGCTTAATCGTCAATACTACACAGGAACTGTACAGAATGCAGCTCCTTGCTACTATAGCTACAACGGTGCTGCCTCTAACGGGGACAACAAAGTAGACCTCTGGCCTCAACCTGATGCTGTGTATCAGATTCGCTTTGAGTTAACAGTCCCTCAGTTGGACTTGGTTAACAACGGTGATACCCTTATCGTCCCTGCTCACTTGGTACAACTTCTGGCCTATGCTAAAGCTGTTGGTGAACGTGGTGAAGATGGCGGTACAGCCTTTGGTGAAGTCTTCCAACAATACCGCTTAGCCTTGGCTGATGCTGTGGCTATTGAGCGTAACCGCTACGATGACCAAGTAGTCTGGACAGGTGTTTAATCATGGTAGCTAAACTTCTAACGACAACCATTGCTGCTCCCGGCTTCAAAGGAGTGAATACCCAAGACTCTTCGATCACGTTAGAGGATGGCTTCGCATCTGTAGCTAATAACTGTGTCATTGATAAGTTTGGTCGTATTGGTGCTCGTAAAGGGTGGACTCCTACACATACGAGTAACGAAGCATTAGGCACAGCTAATGTGAAAACTATTGATGAGTTAATCACTGTAGCAGGTGTCTCTTACGTTATCGCAGCAGGCAACAATAAACTGTTTAAACTGGTTGGATCTACGCTTACACAGTTGACTTATGGTGGTGGTGGTACAGCTCCCACAATTACAGATGATAACTGGCAGATGGCTTCCCTGAACGGTTGCTTGTACATGTACCAAGCGGGTCACGATCCTCTGGTGTTCGACCCTGCTGTAAGTACTACTACGTATCGCCGTATCTCTGAGAAGTCAGGCTACGTAGGAACTGTATCTCAGAACAACTGTGCAATTAGTGCGTATGGTCGTACATGGAGTGCGTACAACAGTACCAATAAAAGTACTGTACAGTTCTCAGACTTACTGTCAGGACACATTCTGAGCACAGGTACTGCGGGTACTTTGGATGTCTCTCAAGTATGGCCTGCTGGTGGTGATGAGATTATTGCCTTAGCTGCTCATAACAACTTCTTGATTATCTTTGGTCGTAGACAGGTTCTGATCTATGCCAATGCTAACAATCCTAATGAACTTACATTATCTGATGCTATCACAGGTACTGGATGCTTTGCCAGAGACTCGGTGGTAGTTACAGGTGGTGATGTACTGTTCTTGTCGGATGCAGGTGTTAAATCACTGATGCGTACCATCCAAGAGAAGTCAGCACCTATGCGAGACATCAGCGCTAACGTCCGTGATGACTTAGTGTATGAGATCACGTTAGAAGATCCAGATGAGATTAAGGCTGTGTATTCCGATAAGGATGCCTTCTACTTGTTGTCTCTTCCAGCACGGCAGTTAGTATACTGCTTCGATATGCGAGTTATCTTGCCTAACGGAGCTAACCGCACTACCACTTGGGATGGTCTACTGCCTTACGCTATCAAGTATCTTCGTAGCAAGGACTTACTGATTGGTAAGCCCGGATACATCGGTAAGTATGATGGTTATAAGGACAATACAGATAGCTACCTGATGCGTTACTACACCAACTACTTTGACTTTGCTGCACCTACGGTGATCAAGTTAATGAAGAAGGTAGGTATTACTGTTATTGGTGGTCAAGGCTATGGTGTTACTTTAAAGTTTGGCTTTGACTACAGTGACATTCTGAACAGCCGACAGTTTGCTCTTGCTAATGCTTCGGTAGCTGAGTACAACATTGCTGAGTACAACATTGGTGAATACGGTGGTACAGCCTTCGATAACAAGATTATCAACATCGGTGGCTCAGGTAAAGTTATTCAATTAGGGTTTGAAACAACTGTGTTTAACAAACCTGTATCAATTCAAAAGCTGGACGTTTACGTTAAAACAGGAAAGACTCGCTAACATGTCAAACTACACAAAGACTACTAACTTTGCTGTCAAGGATACCTTACCTACAGGCAATGCTGGTAAGATTATCAAAGGCACTGAGATTGATACTGAATACAACAACATTGCCTCCGCTATCAGCTCTAAAGGCGATGCTAACAACGGTACTTTCACAGGTACTGCAACAATGGTTAACCTGACTGTATCAGGTACGTTTAATGCAACAGTTGATGGTGGGAGTTACTAATGGCTGAATTTGATTATACTTCTTTACTTGGCCCCGGTCTTGGTGCTTTAGGCACAGCTTATGCAGCTAACCAAGCTGCTGGTAATGCTACAGCATCGGCTAACCAAGCTGCACAGATGGCTCAGTTCCGTCCTGTAGGTGTTACCTCTCGCTTTGGTAAGTCAGGCTTTACCTATGGCCCTAATGGTCAACTGATGGGTGCTGGCTACCAAGTAGCTCCTGACATTGCTGCAATGCGTGAAGGCTTGATCGGCATGGCTGGTACAGGCTTGTCGCAGGCTCAGCAAGCTCAGGCTCAGCATTCTGAGCACCCTGCAAGTA